CCGCCTCCGACCCCGCCGACTCCCCCCGCTGCAGCAGAAAGAGTACCAATATCGGTAACCGCTTCGCCTACCTTCCTTGAAAAGTCAGCGGAGTCCAAAGACAACTTCATTAAAAGGGAACCTACGTCAGCCATTACCCTCCAAGACCTTCATTTATTGCCGAAACAAAACCCAAGGTCTCTTTAAGACCTCTCTCTTTCGACTTCGGTATAAAATCTTCCGGCTTCGCCACTTTTGTGCCCTTCTTCCTCATAACATTCACTATCGTACTTGCCACGATAGCGAACCCTAACATTTCTACTTCAAACCCAAAAGGCTCCGTTTCATAAAAAATCATCCACTCTGTCAGCTCCCTACTTGAAAAAGTATCCAGAAGATGCTCTACAGAAACTCCCAACTCCCTTGCTAAGCGGAAGTAGAATCTCCTTCTACTTCCGCTCCCAAGTTTTTTCTTAAGTTGTCCACATCTTCACTTGAAAGACCAGAAAGACGGGATGCCACACCAAATACACGATCCAGAGCGGCAGCGGATTTCTGACTCAACGTTGCCACGTCCTCTGCACTAAATAACCGCTCACCGGCCTCATCACAAATTGCGATCGCAGCTAACTTAGCTCTCACGTTCTTCATATTAAATCTCTGATTGGATCCCCTCATCTCCACTACTGAAGCCTCGAACTGATCCCGCTCCGCACCGGTCAAAGATTTCACATAGACCTCGCCGCCCCATTCTGGAACCTGAACTAACTCCTTTACAATATCTCGTGCATTAAGAATATCTTCCTTAGTTAACATCTCTTCTCCTATGGCAGGGTTATCTTTCCTGTCGGCTTGATTGTTACGGAAGCGGTTAAAGCTTCCTCTACACCACCACTTGTCTCGAATCCAACTACGTACCCAGTAAAGGTAAAGTACTTTACTGGCGACGTTGGAAACACTACGTTCCAAACAGACGACGCTCTCTGAACCAGATCGTACAAAATACCGCCCGAAGCATTCTTGTGGGTCACCTCGTTCGGATCATAAACAAGATCAACGGTAACTTCTCCTGACCTCAAAATGGTTGCCACAACTTCTTCCCAACCATCGCCATCGTGCTCCGTCACATCTACTGTATCCAGAGATATTCCTGGGCCCGAAATACTCGTCACTTGAGCCACCTCAGTTCCTGGGTAAGCACCCTTCGTTAAAGCGGTTCCATATGCTGCGTATTTTGTCATAAACTACCTCCTAAGGTGAATACGTCCCGGTCAACGTTGGTTGACCAGAAATCTTCAATGTCATGGAAGCTGTGAGAGCTTCCTCCACTCCAGCGGAGGGCTCCAACCCCACAACGTAAGCATCAAATTCCCAACTTGAATAAGCATCATCAGGGAATTGCAACTCGAAAGCGGACAGACCCTTCGTTGTCAAACCCGTAATCTGGTCTGCATGAACTACTGGATCAAAAATCAAATCGAGCGTAACCTCCCCAGATCGCAAAATGGTGGGGACCACTTCTTCCCAACCATCGCCATCATGGGTTGTAACATCGACCGTATCCAAGGTCAAACCGGGCCCGGAAATACTGGTCACTTGACCTATCTCCGTGCCGTCCATCAAAAGAGCAGTACCGTATGCTGCGTATTTTGTCATAGACTACCTCCTTCCTGTTTCTGAGTACCTACTCCAAATACTTTATAATAAAATCCTGCCGTCTCCAATAAAGATCCACCAATCCTTCCCTACCAGTCATCTTCGATACTCTCCAAGAACCCTGGACTGTCAAAGATCCCGCTCCGCTCGTAATCGCACCCTTAAACCCTTGCCAACAATCGAATAAGGCCTTGGACACTTCCCTAATACTCTTGAAAGAGGGGGACCACACCTCGAACTGAACTCTCGTGGTCGCCAGCGTCTCCTGATCGCTCTCGTCGTGGGTTATGTCGTCCTCGTTAGATACTACTGTATATAAAATCAATGGGAACTCCGCCTCTGCCGGCAGCGTTAGAGGATAAACTCTCGTACCCACAAGAGGACTAAGACTCGTATCTGTCGAGATTTTAACAAAGACCGCTTCTTCTAAATCCATTAAATACTTCTCGCTATCTCTGCTGCTATTAACTCTTCGACCTTTGCCCGCCCCTCATCAAAAGCCGGCCTCATATAAGGCCGAGCTGGAATATACACTGCCTGGGCCTGGTAGTGCTTCCCGTCTATAACAAAATGAAGGGGTCTTCCTCTAGCCTTAATCCAACCCCCGAATTCATGGATTCCTGCATAAACCACGCCCCAAACGCCCACCTCGTAGGCTCCCTTGGATCCCTTAACCACGATGTGATTCTCGAGGTTTCCCGTTGGATTCTTATTGAGCTTCTGTCTCGCATTCGATCTCGCCATATCCCTAATCAGTAGGGCTCCCTGGTACATCGCATCCCCGCCAGCTCGCTCGACCGCATTCGAAACTTCATAAAGTCGATTCTTGACGTCCGCCTCACCAAAC